ACAAGGAACTAGCAAAATCAACACACGAGTAGCGAAGTGGTCAGTTATGATGGTTGGATAATACTACAATATGTAGTACCAAAATAAGTAGCCCATTAAAACGCGCGTGCCTTAAGAGCTCGTCCTTATTGGTTCAAGGGTTCGAATCCCTTCTCGTGTATATTAAGTGTTTGGTAGAGCGTGAGAGTTCAATCCACTCAGTGGTCATAATACCCCTATATGGTCTTATAGTGTAGTGGTTAGCACTGGGGACTTTGAATCCCCCATCCTGGGTTCGAGTCCCAGTAAGACCTAACTAATTTTTTAATATGTATTTTTAGAATACTTATTAAAACCAACTTTTATCAATATCAATCGCCGTTCCGCTTGATAATTGTGGTATTTGTTCGAATCTATTATCTGTTAATAGTTTTCTCATATTTTCAACTAAATGTTTTACACTAACACTAATTCCAAGTGTATTAATTGTTTCAATAAAAGAAAAGGTCATAGCACCTGTATTTCTATTATTAATAAACGCATCGGCACTTGTTTGATTATCCGCACATCCGCTAATCATAATAACTTGTCCTAATGTATCCTCAATATTAGAATTAATTGTTAAAGAAGGTTCTAAATAGTTATATTTTAGATCTAATATAGTTCCGCTAAAACAACTATCAAATAATGCAAATAGTTTTACACCAGGTTTTAAATTATTTTTAATAATAAGATTAAGTTCATCATCTAAAATACAACTGCGTATATTTCTCGCATCAATAGGAACAATCAGTTCATCTTGTCCGTCAAGTTCATCCCTATTCAAGTCACTGGTACAAGTTCCGTGCCCACTAAATAAAAAGAAAAGTGAGTCTCCACTAATAGAGTTAACTAACAACTTGGTTAATGTATAAATAATATTTTGTTTGTTTGGTTTATTGTTAGTATCATCAGTTAAAAAACAGAAATGATTAAAACCAAATTTACTTTCCAAAGTATTTTTTATATTTTTAGTATCATTAATACAACCGTATAACTCATTTGGTGTATTCTTATAATTAATTCCAATTAATACAGCAAACTTATCAGGAATAGTTCTTTTTGGAAGAATGGTTGTTAAATTAATTTGTTTAATATTTTTAGCTAATTGTTTTTTAAGAGCATTTACTGCGGCATTATATTTATTTTGTAAAAAAAGAATAGTAGTATTTTTAATTTTACTAGATACTTTTGAATTACGAATATTTATAGTTTTACTATGTAATTGAGTTTTAAGTGATTGAACATCGTTATTAAAGTTATTTACAAGTGAATCTACTGCGGTTTTTTTATACGCTTCAAGTTGAGGGTCCATTTATATAAAATATAAATAAATAAATAAATAAATACAAATGTTTTATAGCTTGGTAAATATTATAGCTTGGTAAATATTATAGCTTGGTAAATATTATAGCTTGGTAAATATTATATCTTGGTAAATTTTATATCTTGGTAAATTTTATATCTTGGTAATTTTGATATTTTGAAATAAATTCTTTTAATAGTTGCTTAGTATAGGCAGTGTGTTGCGTCTTTGCATTAACCATTATAGAATTGGTGTGCGATGTATTCACGCTACGATACATAATTGGAGGCCAAGGTGGATATACCTTTTTATCTTTTGAAGTAACATATCTTACAAACTTTTGTAATGAATTATGATTACCGAAAACCATTTTAATAATTTGCGTATTCATATTAAATAATAATAGTATTACACTTTATTAATATTTTAAAATGTCAATTTTTTCTTAAATCCAAAATAAATAATATAATATATACAAAAAACAACTTAAAGACAACACTGTATTATATATTGTGAAAGGTGTGGATACCACACAAAACCTTTCCAAATTACTCCTTACAGCAATTAAAACTAAAAAAACGTTATTTTTTTAAAAAAGGAGTTAGCAACTATATAGCGGGTTGGCGCAGAGGAAGCGCACAAGGCTCATAACCTTGGGGTCAATTGATCGAAACAATTACTCGCTAATATATAATCTAGTAGGGTTTGATAATACAATGGTAGTATAATGAGCTGTTAACTCATCAACCTAGGTTCGATTCCTAGTCAAACCGATTTTAATATAAATATTATTAAAATACTTATATTAAATTATTGTTGAAACATTTTAATACATTCCCAAATCTTTGCCGACTCGTCTAATGTAAACGCTCCTCTCTTTTGCGCCAAATTAATAAATGTGACAAATAATTGTAATGCTTCTTGTTGTGAAGTAACAGGCATATCAACAAGTCTAACTTGTTTCTTTTCTCCGCTTGGAGTAGGTATTTCGGTAGTAGAACCAGATTCCATTATTATATAAATAGGATATATATGTTTAAATACTTTTTTTACAAAAGATATAAAAATAATATATTAGAAGAATATATGTCTAACAACGATAATAATAACACTATTAGCACATATATAAATAATAATAACTATGCTAATAAATATATACCCAAAAAAACGAAATTAACTAGACAAACAAACACATATTATATTAACGATTATTATGATGAAGTATATGAACTGAACGATTTTTTATTTGATTTTGATTTTTCTAACGACGATAAAAACGACAATAAAAACGACAATAAAAACGACGATAAAAACGACGATAAAAATAATAATAAATATTTGGAAAAGAAAAAGTCATAATATAAATAATTGTTAATTATTCTAATTTCCATAATTGTTTCCATGGTGTACTAATACTGGTATCTCCATTAATATTTAATTTAAATGGACAATTATAATCACCAGGAGAATTTAACGCAACACAAGGATCACACGCATTTTTAACAAAAGTAAAACCAGGCATTTCTTTCGGTATATCTTCTGGTTTAACAGGTGTTGTAGTAATATTCATATATCCATTCCACCTATTCATCCCAGTAAATATTTTTTTCTCCATTACTGAATTATTATTCTTATCAGTAGAACATTTTATAGTATTATGTATATCCTTAGGCATTCCATCAGTTACACCAAGGTCACCCCCATATAATAAAAATTGACCTTCTTTTGTATTCCACGCAAGTAATTCTCTTACCGCAGTTTGATTATATATTTTCATAGCATAATCTAATGCATAATTTGGATCTATTTTAATAATTGGACTAGCCAAAACTTTATTAATATATTCGTTTTTTAAGTCCTCTGGCCAAGGCCAATAACCCGTTTTTAATAATTGCTCCACCTCATCTGGACTAGCTTGTTTTTGCAATATTTCCATATCAAAATATGTTTTATTTTTATTCATTGTGGTTTGATATATATTAAACCGTTTAATTAAATCATACGACCAATTCTGTCTGATATTATTATCCTTATTTTGAAATCCTGATTTTATTTTTGTGAAACTATTAAATAAGATTATGGATATAACTAACAAAATTACGATTATAATATTATAATTATAACTATATTTCATTAAAATATAGTTATAAAATAATAATTACACGATTTACGATTTATATAATAAAACTATTCACGCTCATATGTGAAAATCTGTATAAAATTAAAAATACGATCGATAGACCTACTGCCAAATTAATATTATATATCGCGGCCAAAAATATAAACGCAATAAGAATTAAATTTCCTAAACCTGTGTCAAATAAACTAACAAAAAGACCAGGAATAGCAAACATAACAACCCACAAGACGATTAGTAGCGTAATCAATCCAATAACTAAATTAATATTCTTACGCGAGAATATACCTTCAAATGAGAGAGCCATATATATATTATAATAAAAAAAATTGATTGTAAACTACTTAAAATGAAGACTTTATAATAGTATAGCATATATAGAATGAATCGTTTGAGCATTATTAATTTTATTAATCCTTCATGGTATACACAAATTAGTGAGTTTTTAATCGAACATCCTAGTTTTAGTAAATTAATTCCAATTGTTGCATTAGATGAATATCCAAACGGGTTTAATAAAAATCCCCACGAAACAGACGCAGATGCCCCCAGAAATATATTTGAGACTGTTATTTATGGTTTAGCACACGCAAATGTAGATATTGATTATGGTAAAGAGCAATATTTAATGCTAACAAAATATTTTCGTCAATTTGATACATTTACTCATAATATGGAATTACCTGAAAAAACACAAGCGGATAAAGTAAAAACATATAAAGAATTAATTAATACACTTTTAGATAATAATATAGAAATTACGGAATTTAAATATGAACAAACACATATTATTGAAAATGTATGGGGTATGACTGAAAGCACAATTACCCTCCTTCATTTACTATTTGATATAGTTACAACGGACAGATGTCTTCCTTATGGCGATAAGCAATTTAAAAGAGGTATGTCAATGTTTTATGATTTAGAAAACCCAACAAAGGAAGAATTAAAAGAGATTACAGATACATGGACAAATAAAAAAGTTGGATTAATGTTTATTGTTCAGTTTGCTCATTATTCGGAATATATTTAATTTTAGCCGTTTTTATATTTACTACGAAGTGAAACTTTGTTTAATATATATAGTAAAACAACTTAAAGACAAAACCATAATATATATTGGAAGTGAAGAATAATGAGAAAATTGCTTTATGTAATTTTATGTTTCATTTAGTGGGGATATTCACACAACATTTGTTGGTTGATTTTGTAAAATTGCGTTCATTTATGGACTACGGCAAGAAATTAAATACGTAGCTGTATGTATATCTATTTTGTTATAGATATATTTTTCAGATTGTTTAGTATTCACTTCTCATTATATTATTAATTATTTAAATACTTAATAAAATCAGCATTTCACTTTGTAGTAAATATAAAAAGGTGTATAAAAATAATATTTTTTTAATATTATTTTTATCTAAATTCCAGTAGAACCAATCCCACCTTCACCTCTAGAAGTACTAGGACCTAATTCTGCCAAACTATCAACAATTTTTACAAAAATTGGCACTAATCCTGGAGCACAGATTTGTAAAACTCGTGAATATTTTTGCATTTGAAAATCATAGTCTCTATCTTCATTACTAGTATCATTAAAAATACAATCAAACATTCCAATTAAATTACCACGATACCCCGCGTCGATTATTCCTTGATTATTTGCAAGTCGTAAAGGAGTTTTGGATATACTAGACCTAGCATATGTATAAAATGGTGTATAATAGAAATTATCATTTTGTAATTTACTATAATGCATTTTAGCACAACATTTTACTTTAAAATCAACCTTATTCACATGTATAGAAGAATCTCCAACTAGTGTGCCTGAAAAATTAGTATGTTCTTCTGGTAAAAATAAATCAAACCCTGCATCATAAAAACAAGGATCAGCCATCATTTTTTCATTATGTTTCTCTGCTGCTGCTCTATATAATTGTTTAAGTGTATCATCATCTGTATCAACAAATATAGATAAATGCATCACCTTTTCACAAGCTGTTTGAGTCATCATTATATAAATAATAATAAAATGTCTTTAAGTAATAAAAAATAAAAAGGTTATTTACAAAATTCCTTTAATAAATCATATGTTTCTTGATTGTTGACTACAAATTCACTCATCTTAGTTCTACATAAGGAACAAGACGGGCAATTATTATTAATTAATAATTTTTTAATACATATTCCACAAAATTTATGACCACAATTAAGGGTTACTTTATTTTCCACCATTGTTTCTTCATAGCAAATCGCACACTCTTTGCAATTATCATCTTCTTTTGTTTCTGAAATAGATAAATTAATATTAAATATGTCTTGGTTCGCATTGGCTCTCAATAATGCTTGTTCTATATTATCTAAATGGTCAATCATTCTTTGGATTAAAACATCTGTACTAAAATTATTAATAATTTCATTTACGGTAATTTGTCTGGGAGTAGTAGCTGAATTAAACATTTGTATTCGTCTGGGAGTAGTAGCTGAATTAAACATTTGTATTCGTCTGGGAGTAGTAGCTGAATTAAACATTTGTATTCGTCTGGGAGTATAAATAAAATCAACACTTGTAATTGTAGTAGGTCTTCTATCAATGGACCAACCAATATTATTTATATCTTCATTTTCTATTGCTAAATCTTGTGCATACGATGGAATAGCATCTGGGACAGAAGGTAATGACATTTGAATTATGTTATTTACTATGGTTAGTTTATAAAAAGTATTTGAGTATTTTTAAATTTCAATTTTTTTTAGAATAAAAAAAGGGATTTAAAACCCAATTTTTGTTAAATTATTACACAAATGATAATTATCTAGTCTAATTAAGGTCACCATACAAGTCAGCACTTAGTTGTTTATCCGCTTCACTTTCTTCTTCAGCTACCTCACCTTCTTCAACAATCTTTAGTTCTTCTTTAACATTTGACAGCTTTGTTACGGTGTTTTTTTGCACTGGCTTCCTTTTTTTTGGAATGAGATGAATCTTGTCGCCGTAATTAAGGATACCGCTGTCATCGCCTGATTTAGGCTTAACATCAACCGAAGGAGCGGTTGGTTGAACCGTCTTCTTGGTCTCGGTAACAATATCAGGTTTAAGATTAAGATATCCAAAATAGTATTCGCCTATCTCTTTGGACATATTGCGGTCACGGTCGTCTTCGCGAATATGAGTTTCCTCTAGCTTTTTGCATAGGTCACCGCAATCGTCATTCGGTTTTTCGCGATTATCAGGTCTTCCGCGATTATCAGGTCTCCCGCGATTATCAGGTCTCCCGCGGTTATCAGGTCTTCCGCGATTATCAGGTCTCCCTCGGTTATCAGGTCTTCCGCGATTATCAGGTCTTCCAACAGGGGCGCCTTGAAGAATTTGTGAATTTTGAGTTACTTTTTCGCGTAAATCGTTGTGTTCGTTATAGTAGTTGTTAAAATTAGGATGACCTCGTGTGTCATCATCCAAAATAATATGAGGTCTTGATGCCTTGGCAGGAACAGGAGGAGTTCTGTTGGCAGAAACTTTCCAAAACCAAGGGTTGTCGTATACAATTTTAATCTCTTTACCAGAGACTAATTTTATACGCGCTGCATCAGCCTCTTCAGACCGAAACCATTGTTCAAAGTGAACATAGGCCCGTTTGAATGGTTCGCCTTTTTCATTCTTGCGTTCGACAATATCAATATGGTGAATATTGCCGAGCGCGAGTTGCTCAAATACCGAGCGGATTCTACCCGCTGTGATATTATTGAAAATGCGAGGAATACAAACAGATGGTTGAGAAGGGCTTCTATCAAGACCTAATTCGTAAATTTGTTCGCGTGTACTTTTGCTCATTTTAGAAATTAGAAAACTTAAGTTAACTATGTTTAATCAATCATACTATCCTTTTTAAAGACCAACAAAATTTCAATTTTTTTTGGTCCCCCTTTAAAATTGACTTAACTAAAAATTTCATAGGTACGTCCATACAACAAATTTTTAGTTACCCTAGTTTTACAAGACAAACAAAAAAAAATTGAAATGCTTTTGACCCATACAAAATAAAGTATGTTTTAATAACTCTTAACTTACCAAGTTTTAATCAATAATGTTTCGCAATAATAAATCAGCTACTGCTTCAAACACTTCAAAGTTTTGTAAGGTCTGTCTAGATGCTGGAAAAACGGAAGCTGAATATCGCTCTCATTTCACCCGAGAGACAAGCGATCAAAATTCCAAGGTTGTTTGTCCAACGCTTTTAAAACAGGAATGTCGCTACTGTTATAAAAATGGCCACACAATCAAGTATTGTCCTACTCTCAAGGAGAAGGCGCGTTGTGAAAAGAGACAGCAATATTCGTCTGTTGACACTTTTGTCAGCAAGGCTACTACGAACAAGGCGCCAAAGAACGTGTTTGCTTGTTTGGAATGTGACTCTGATGAAGAGAATCGTGTCCATAAGAACACAGGATCCAAAGCCAAAGAGGAATTTCCAGCACTTGGCGCTCCATCCAAAAACGAGCCTCCAGTTGCTACAAACTCGTATGCTTCTGTATTAGCTGCTCCAGCGCCAAAGCCAGTAACAAATGCTCCAAAAGTTGTCTTACCTTCTGTTCCAGTTCCAAGCAAACTAACAATTGCTACTACTGCTACACTGGTTAATCCATGGGCGGATGACACCCCAAAGAGAGTTACCAGGTTGAATTGGGCGGCGATGGATTCGGACTCGGAAGACGATGAAGAAGAAGACGAGGAAGAAGAAGACGAGGAAGAAGAATACGTAGATGCTACATGGTAGAAAACGCATATCAAAAATAAAAATAAAAATATTTTGTAACTTTAATTAAAATGAAAAGGTGATATCAGTTGATAAAAACCCTTTTTTATTGCAAATAAATAATAAACTAAAAATTTTTAGTTAAGTTAAAATAGAACTTAAATGAAAAAAAATTGAATTTAAAATGACATTACTTTAAATTATTACAATACTAACCAAATAAGATGACATCATCATTAGCAAATATTTCCTCGTCTGCGTTTATCAATCGCATAGGTATGGGTTCAAAAAAGATTATCCATCGAATGGTCTTTGTAAGACATGGCGAGACCATTGCAAATCAACATATGATGAACCAATCATTCGACCCAGAAAAGAAGTTTTTAAATACCCCTTTATCGACATTAGGTGTATGTCAAGCACATGATGTTTCTAATTATTTAATAGATATTGGGTTTATACCAGATAAAATAATTGTATCAAGATTAACAAGAGCTGTAAATACAGCAAAACCATTTATTGAAAAAAGCTGTATACCAGTGCTATATAGTGAAAAATTAGTTGAATATAATCATTCCAATGATGAAATAATTACTGATGATAAAGGAAATTGGAATTATAAAAAAGAAACACGTGAAGAATTTATAGCTCGAGTATCAAATTCTTTTGAAGAAATTGGCAAAGAATGTGATACAATACCAAAACAAACATTAATCTTTACACATTCTCAAGTAATTTCATCAATACTTACAAATAGTGTTTTTAAAATAACTGATATAACAAATGTATTCTTTCATTTAGCAAATGGTTCAATAACGTGTATCGATATAGATGAAGATTATACGTATCATATTCAATGTGTAAATTATACAAAGCATTTAGTTGAACCAACAGGACAACATTCACCTTTTGTTTAATACTATGTAACTTTAATTAAAATAAAAAGGTGATATCAGTTGATAAAAACCCTTTTTTCTATATATTTCTTAAACCAGGAATCATATTTCCTGTTATGCTATTATTGGTAACTACATGTATTTTATTATATTTTTTAACAGCGGGTGGTGAAAATACAGGGGTTCCTTTTGAACCAGGTAAACTAACAATTTCGCGTCTTTTCCTTGTATTTCTTTTCCTTATATTTCTTTTCCTTGTATTTCTTTTTTTTGTATTTTTAACACGTCTTTTAGTATTCATATATTATACAAATATTTTACAAAAAAATTGAAATAAAAAATAAGATTAAAAGTATTTTAATCTTATTCCCATAAAACACACATAATGTTATTCCAACATCTTGTCTCTACATTTAATGAAACTTATAAAAAAAAATCAACGCTTTCAAAAATTGCTCCAAAAATAGATGAAGAACATAAACAAGAAACCAATACCAATATTATCAAACGCAAAACAATAAATCAAAAATGTACATATCCCGATTTAGAATTAGGATTTGGCCCAATAGTAGAAGAATCTTATGACAACAAAGATATAATAATTGATATACAAGGTTTTACACAATATCAATTTTTAGATAATTTTGTATCATTTATAGAGTCAATAAATTATCTATCCGCTTCATCTCATAATGAAAATAGTTATGAACCGAATTGCTTAATTATATTAGAAGAAGAAACTCTAAATGAAATTCAATGTCAAGATAAAATATACACAATAGATATACCATTACATTTACCAGTAAATAATTTATAAATGTTCGTTTAATTTACTGATATTAAATATAGTATTGTTATAACTTTATAATAATGAAATTTTTTTATGACCTAACACAGATAAATGAATATACATATAGTTTAAAAATACACGGACATAATATAATACCATTATATCAAACAATTATAAATATGTTAAAAAACGCTTATTATGATAATGAAACTGAAACTATTATTTTTACAGCGGAGAATATAAAACCTTTAAAAAATATATTATTTAACAAAAACGATAATAAAATGGGACTAAATCAGTGTATTAAAATGATTGACGAACTAACAAAACAGATAAGTTATTTAAAAACAATTAATTATGGTTTCTATGGTTTTGATATAAATGATATTCTAGTAATAGATGGGATATTTTTATTTTGTAACACGCAATATTTATTTCCTTTATATAAAGATAACTTTCTATTTATTGAACCATTATCTCAACCATATTTTTCCAGTCCAGAAATAATTAAACTAACAATATTACCAACCGAAATAAATAATAAATGTAGTTATTATAGTTTAGGTGTATTGGTAGTATTTTGTTTATTAAATAACTATTTGTTAGTTAGTAATGAATTAAAAACCCCCGAAGAGATTGAGAATATTATAAAACCAATTTTTAACACAAAAATATACTGGTTTTTAAAAAGGTGTTTGGAACCCAACTTGGAAAAAAGAGTTTTACTGTTAATATAATGGTTGCTTCTTTATTATTTGTGGTGGACAGGGAAGAGTGGCCAGGTGGAAATTATTATCTATATTAATAATATATGTCATTAGCAACATTTAAAAAAAAATCAATAAACAGTTCTTCTTCAGCTACTAAAATATCTGGTAAACCATCTAATAAGTACTGGATATATCCAGGCCCATATGGAAGAAAGGGTAATTTACCATCGGCTATTTTTAACGCCAGTTTAGTTGGTTATAATGATGAAATTCCTGGTCCTGATTTTGAAGCATCTAATGCTGGTTTTTCAATTAATGGTCCATATAGATGTATTGTTCCTATTGCAAAAAGTATGGCGTTTAGTAAAAGCACTACGCCTTATCGTGGCATATATCCTAAAGGATGGGGTGGAAAACGTGGGCGTTATCCAGACGGACCTGATAATGTCGTGTTAAATATTACATCAAAATATTATGTTCCAACAGGTAGTATTGTTCAACCATCCGTGTTAAGTACAAAAGGTATGTTGGAACGTAGATTTAGATGGATTAATTCGGGTCAATATCCAAATAACGTGGTTCAGCCAATTTACACAGGAAATCAAACCGATACATCCAGTCAAGGGCTATATGTTCAAAATAAAGCGGCCGCGAATTATTGTTGGTATGATGTCAATGATAGTGATTTATATGTGAATTATAGAAAGACGTGTGGTTCTACTGGTTGTAATACAACACCCGCACGTGGTTATACTATGAATATTCAAACCGCAAACGCCGCTTATACAAAAACACTACATCAACCGAAAGACGCGAGTGATTATACATTACGCATCCAAAGAAGATGTCAAGACCCCGTGGGGTTCCAAAAACCGTTTCCTTATAGAGTTCAAACTGGAACAGGTGTTCTAAGAGGTGGAACCAATGTGGATAATGTTGCTAGTGCGTGTAATATATCAAAACCCGTATTAGTTCCGCCCGATTGGTATACAGGAGCATCCGTGTTAAAAGCAGATGGTTCAAAAACAACATTAAGAGACCAATTAGAAGCATTAAGAAAAAAAGTGAGCCCTGAAACACAAAATCAAGTATTTCAACAAGTATTTTTAGAGGGAACCACTAATTAATATTATATAATACCTTTATTATCAGGTGGGCAACTTTTGTGTTAATATTTGTTAACTCGTGGTGATTCTATGTGTCTATGTGTTTATCATAACTGCTTTTCTTGCTTGTATGATAATCACAAATAAAACAAGAAAATTTATGAGCAACTTTTTGGCAACTTTTTGTTTCCATTTGTTAATATATTGTTAACAAAAAAGTTGCTTAAGTATTTTTAATAAATAATATAAATTTTTTATCGTAACATATTTTTATTTAATAAAAATGCATTTGAGACCATTATGGTAAGAAAACTAAAAAATCAACCATTTTTCAAAACCCCCAGGACTTTTATTTTTATTTTTACAAAATAATATATATTATTCTTAAAACAACTTAAAGACAACTTGCCAATTATAATTGGGCAAGAGGTATAAGCGAGGAAAAGGTAAGTCGTTTATTATTTTAAATCGTTATATATTAATAATTCATTTTTTTCTTTAGGAATAGTAAAGTGCCGAAATTAGGCACTTTTTCTGCCCTGTTAGCTCAATTGGATAGAGCACAAGACTTCTAATCTTGAGGTTCTGGGTTCAAATCCCAGACAGGGTTTTATAATGTTATCGTACAGCAACCCAACCAATATAATTATTACCGAAAATAAAAAGCATATTAAAAAAGGATAACAGCAATTTTCCTGTCTTAGCGCAGTGGTAGAGCGAAGGACTGTAGTTCCTTAGGTCACTGGTTCGAATCCAGTAGGCGGGACTCCCGCGCTTGTAATTTAGTGGTAGAATACACCGTTGCCATCGGTGATACTGGGGTTCAATTCCCCACAAGCGCATACTTTCATAATATTAATATTTGAATACTTATATTATGAAAAACTTATTCCAACCTTTTATTTTGTAAAAAATGTTTTTGGATTAAATAATTTATATTGTTTTATAATAACATCTTCTTCATCCTTTTTTATACCATATAATTCATAATATTCATCATAATAGGAATCAAAATCATGTTCCACAGAAGCAACTGAATTATTAAAAGGATCCATTAAATTTTTTATAAACTCATTCATTTCTTCTGGATTTTTATATTTATCTTTATCCCCAAAAAACACATTATATAATGTTCTTGTTCTTTTTGTTTCTCCATCTTTTATTTCTTTATGAAACATCTGGTCTATAATTGAAAATGCTGATTTAAGTAATATTATTTCTCTTACTAATTTCCTCTTTTTTTTAAATAACTTTATTACTATTTTTGCGATAATCTTAATTTTATCGCTATTAGTTGTTGTACAGGTACACGCGCCATCTGTTTCATATATATATTTTAGATGGGTAAAATATCGTATCTCATTTTTTACATTAGTTAAATCAGTAATTATTTTTTTTCTTTGATCCGCGATTCTCTTAATTACTGAAAATATGTTAGTATTATAGATAACAGGATATCTCATTCTTATTGTTCTTGGAATTATAAATTGGTTTGTTTCCTTTATTTCGGCAATTTTCTTTTCAACATCATCTAATTTTTGCTTCATATCCTTTTCGATTGTAGATGTTGATTTTTCAATTTTGTCAACAAGTTCCTCAATACTTCTTTTAATATTTAACATTTCTTCGTTTAAAAAATTTTGCGCTAGTTTTTTTGTTATTTCCTTTTTCTCTTCAACCAATTGCTCTAACTCATATTCTTGTTTTTGCAAATCATTATATCTAAAAAGTAATACTGAACCAGATGTAAATTCTACAGTGCTCTGTAATTTATCATATTGATGTGATGATATTTTATGTGCTTCAGATGCGGCATCTAATTTTAAGTAATTTACAATTGCTAATAAAAATGCAATAAATCCGTTTAAAGCTGAAATAAAAACAGGTCCCCATCTATATGTACTTAAATAAGATGATAATACAGTAGCCGCAGTAGAAAACATTATAGATGGCATCATATAACAATTTAAATGTGTTTCACAATAAAATTTTGCTTCCATATAAATTATTTTATGACCCTTTAAATAACTTGCCAAAATATCTAACGCACTACTATATTTATGATTTATATCTGAATACGATTGATTTATTTTATATTCTACATCTTTAAAATCTAACTTTTGAAAAGGAGGCATATCTTTAATTCTCATATTATCCATTAAATGTAATAAATTCTCATCTTCAGATTCATAATCATAATTATTATCTATTTTTAAATTTATATAATTTTCTAATTGCTCTAACGGTTTTACAGGAGAGGAAGGTGATAAATTATTAATATTTAAACTAGATGTACTTTTTGTTCCTTCTTCTATTTTGCTTAATATATCTTTGTCTTCTAAAAGTTGTGGAATTGTTATATCAGTTACTTCTTCCATATATAATTTAACACTATCTTCTTCTAACATATTTTATCCCTATATTATATAATAGATAATGTTAAAAACACGTAAGAATATAAAGAAAAAGATAAAAGGCTGGTCCAAACAAGCACCGAATACTCGCCAACGCGCTGTAATGATAAAAAAGTGCGGTAAAAAATGCTTTTTAGGACCTGCAAAAACTTTTCCAATTTGTACAAAAAATACGTGTAAAGTAAATAAAAAAGGTGTTTATGCTGCGTATGTTCGCGCCAGAGAATATAGTACAATTAAAGGAACTAACAAATATAAACAAATTGCGAAAAAGGCGTATAATATGCTTATATAAATTAAATTAAATAAAATAAAAGTAAATAAATAAAATTGAAACAAAAATATAATTTTAATACATAATAAAATTATATTAACATTATATTAAAATCAAT